AGCTCTACTATCCTCTCATTATTTTATGAGAGGGGGCCTTTTCACATCAGCAGGAGGACCTAGCATGGCACCGATAGTACCCCCACAGGGGCCCACTCGTTATGATACGAGAGGGCTACCCGAGGGTTACGATCCTCATAAGCTTTATGAGTATCGGTTCGAAAAGCTAGGTAAAGAGGCAACTGGCATTGAGTGGTTACTATACAAGTACATACCTTACTCTGTGATAAAGTCTTTCGCCATGGCGATTGACCCAACGTCAAAGTTTAAGGTTGCACCTGGTGTAATAACGCCTGCGAATCGTAATAAGTACCGTGCTACTGCCTCCGTATTACAACGGAGACGGATGCACAATCTTCAGACTAATACCACCTTTGGTGTCATGGTTAACTACCAGGGCATTGGAGGTTGTAGGTCTAAAGGGGTCTTTTACAATCCGCCGAGTCGGAATGAATGGTATCAAGAGCTTTCTGCTCAAGAACCACTTCCCGACACTCTGAGCGATACGACCAAAAGAACTAGATTGATGGGCAGTGAACGTGGCACCTTGACTTTGTTTAAGGGCTACATTAACTCACCTTCTCGATCTGTTCGACGGACGGAACGCTCCCAAAGCACTTTCGATCTGACACCAGACTTCCCTCCAACCGATCCTTGTATGGTTGCCGGTGGCACCTTTACAAATAAGGATGGAGGTATCTTTGTTGCAGAATCTAGTGTTGAGGGTCCAGCTGCCACGTTGTCGTATAATAACTTCCGGCTTCTTAAGGAAAGCGAAATTAATCGTAACATTGGTCTTATGCAGACTCATGCTACGGCTATGCTTAAGGAATGGACTCCTTCTAAAAGAGTCTATACTTTCGCTCGCAACCTTGTCGAGTTGAGGGATATTCCTCGATCTGTTGCCTCATTAAGGACAACAATCGCTGATTTCCGTCAACTGTATGTTTCCTTGACTTCGTCGCCTAAATTACGTCGAATTATATTCGACGTAAAGGAGACTTCGAAGGATATCCCTGGTGAGTACTTAAGTTTTCACTTTGGATGGAAACAAACCTGGAAGGATATTATAGACTTGTTGGCCGCCCCTGAAAAGTACACCAAGCAGGTAAACTTCTTGATGTCTCGTAGTGGGAAACCAACAACGTTTCGCGTGAAGCGTACATTCGTTTCAGGCGACACGGACGTCCCCGGGTTTGGCTACGATGTCCTGTACGGTGAAGATCTCCAATCTGGAAATACTTCATCTAGAATCGAGAGAACTTCGGAGTTGCGTTTAGTAGTAAATGCAACTATCGACTTTCCTCGAGTATCAGGCCCGTTGTTCCAGCTTGAGAATTTTCTCAAGCAGACTGGAGTCATACCTCGTCCTACGGATCTTTATAATTTGATCCCTTGGACTTGGTTAGTTGATTGGTTTTCGGGTCTGGGCAATTATATCGAATGTATCGATACGATGAACTCAGATCCGCACCTGATCAATTGGGGCATGCTTACCTGTGTTACCACTGGTAGGCTTGTCACAGACTTCAAGTCAACCTCGCGATCTACGTCTACATCCTATTACAACAACGTGGGAACTAATACCGAGGAAATCCTGGGTAATAGGCACACGTCTATGTATAACTTCACGTGTGAAACGCGAAGGGATGTAAGTACGATCCTTGATGTGAAAACAACTTCTAATCCGGAGAATTTAACCCCGTATCAGAAGTCTATCATTGGGGCTTTGCTTGCGCAACGCCTCGACTTTACTCGCAAAGCGGAGTCTTTCCGACCCCGTACGTGAGCCAATTTATTTCACAGGAGACGTCTATGCTTGCCGATCCCGTCACAGTTGCCGCTGCAGCTCCTACGCCCGCCCTTGTTCTTGCTATGATCAAGAGCGATGCGTATGGTTCTGAGCGTGTGGATATCGGTGGTAACGGATATTCCGTTATCATCAACCACACTCGAGGAAAAGCCGGTAACCGTCACTACGTTCAGATGACTCTGACGAAGGACGCTACCGACCCGTACTCGGGCCTGATCCGGAAGCAGACCGCTTCCGTATCCTTCACTATCTCACGGCCGCTGTTTGGCTTCAGTGACACCGACATGGTGGCACTGAGCAAAGCCCTCTCGGACTTCCGTGATGATAGCGAGGTGACTACCGCGCGTTTGCTTCAGTTCCAGTCGTAATACTTGTCATCGAGGTAAGACATAATGTCGTACCGTGATGGGTATTATAAGGATCTGTCGCTTACTCTTTCTGTTCGTCTTGGGATCTGCGCTGGGCTTATATGTATCGCTACATATATTCTTAGCGGGTGCTCCCAAGTTCAAGACAGAGACCCATTTCCACGACGTGGACCTGGGGTGGTAGAACGCGGGGAATTGCCCCCCGTAGGAGAGGCTACACAGACTCGGAATCGACTACCTCAAGGAGGTTGCGATGAAAAGTCCGATAGTTCTCTTAGGGAGCCTTTGGAATGACTTTCAGAGGCTTAATCCTGCTGTGCAAGGCCTTAATCGTGATTTTCTCACGATTAAGAAAAGGTTCGAAAACGAAGGATACGGATTCCTAACCGTATCTTTACCTGCTTTAGATGATGCCCTACTTTTGGGCCTCTCTTCTGGCAAGTTCACCTGTCCTAAGGGTTTTAAAACGATCCCTAGGGGAGCAATCCCGAGATTTCTCTCAGGTATGCTCTGTGAAGTTTTCGAACCGTTCACAGGTCAACTTAAAGAGGACGTTGATTTCAACGTCTTGAAGTGCCTACGTGAGGTGCTTCGCCTCTTTAAGAAAACTCAGTTGTCTTCTGACGCAGAGGAAACTCTGCATACGAAGGCAGTTACTGAGTTTTACCAGTGTGATGAGGTCGCTCGTCAGATTATACTGTCTGATAGACAACGTCATCTCATTGGGTGTGTTTCGAAGCTCATCTTGAATGACCTTAATTCCCGGCCATTCGAATTAATGGACTTCAAACACGGACCTGGTGCTGTCGAAGAGGGCTTTAAAGCTAACCAGAAGTGGGTAGCTTTGGCGGACTCGGTAAGGAATGCCAAGTTCGACCTCGAAGCATATGGATACGATACTACTCAGATTACGACGATGGATTTATCCAAAGTCCTGAGTGTATCGGATTCTATTGCTCCGATTCCCCTATTCGATAGAGCTTCTAGACGCATTGCGAGACTAGTGACCGTCGCGAAGAATTCTACTTCACGGCGAACTATCACAGTTGAGCCTATGCTGGGTCAATTTATCCAGCAAGGTCTGAATATTGCACTCCGATCATCGATCGAAAAGTGCCGTATTCTCTCTAATTGTCTCGCACTAACCGACCAAAGCAAGAATCAACACCTCGCTTTGGAAGGCTCCCTTAACGACAACTGGGCAACCATTGATTTGAAATCCGCATCAGATCTTCTATCCGTAAGGTTAGTCGAATCTGTATTCGGAAATCATGGTCTTTTCTTTGACCATCTGATGGATTGCCGTTCTACCTCTATCAAGTCTGACGGGTTTCCCGTTCTTGATCTAGGTAAATTTGCCGGTATGGGTAACGCAACAACATTCCCAGTCCAGAGCATATGCTTTGCAGTAACATGCATTGCAGCTATTCTGGATCAGGAGGGCAGATCGCCCACCTATGGTAATGTTATGCGAGCGTCTAGGCGTATTCGAGTTTATGGTGATGATATCATCATACAAACTCCATACGCTCAGTCAGGAGTGAACTGGCTTCACGACGTTGGTTTAAAAGTCAACGTCAAGAAGAGCTTTCTAAAAGGGAACTTTAAAGAAAG